GAATGAATAGACGATCTAATGCTTGAACAAAGTTTGTAGTAATACCAGTTGTGAGAGTCGTGAGTCCTGTGATATCGGTCCAGTCAGAGAAGTCTGCGGCAAGTCTTTGAATCTTTGTCGCTCTTGCACGAATCAGGGTATCTAGCGTAGTACCTGCGTTATAGTGAAATAATCCTAGAATAACATTAGTTGTACTGTTGTCTGTACCAAGTTTAGTTAAGCCACCTCTTTGCTCGCAACGTCCCTTACGAGTGATAAGGCAGTTCTCTAGCAACTCGGCTTGATTGGGGAGAAGATTAGACGGCACAGCCCCTGAGTTTTGTCCCCAGGACAAATCGTTGACTCGCTCTTTTGCGCGATTATTAGTTAGCTGTGGCAATTATAGATCGTCATAGGACAGAAACTGACGGCCTCCAGTGTTTCGTGAATCTGGGTTATCAGGAACCATCATTTTGATAAGGTTGCGTGGTTTTTGGGATGACCAGAGTTCGGCTACTAGTTTCTCGAATCTTGCATCTTGAAGCTGGAACTCAGTTGTCTGCCCATCTTCCATAAGAGCATCGGCAACGATACCTTCTACTATCTCATTCGCACAAGGAATAATAGGAACGTCTGTATCATTGACTAGCTTCCTCCATTTCTTCTTATACCAAACTTGGTATGTAGCATTAGAGGCTGGCGTAGCACTCAGTCTCACCCATCTGTACAGAGGGGAGCGTTCCTCTGGGGCAAGTACCGCAAGGATATTAGCGAGGGTAGCGGTTTCTTTCACTGACACCACGCCAGCCAAATCGGATAAAGTTCCATTGTTGGTTCCTGCGGAGATGGTAAGTTCGCCGCCAGAGTCGTAGGTATTGGTTGAGTCTGCTCCTGTTGCACCTGTGAGAATAATGTCCTCTGCCACATCAACACCGCTGACAGGGCCGACGATACGGATGATCTTGGGGGTAATATCGGAAGCAGAGGTAGATACCACCTGAATCTTTGTCGCTTGTGTCAGGAGGAGTTTTACTGATTTAGTCCCGATGTCGATGTATTGCTCGGAAGTTCCTGTCTGCACATTCCCTGCAACTTCTAGGACAGGGGCCACAAATCTGATATGGTCACGCAAGTCTTGTTGGGTAATCTCAAGCCCATTGGTCGTATCCCACATCTTGATGATGGAGTCTACTGATCGGTCCATGGCATAGTCTCTTGTAGATGCTACGATAGCTTGGTTATAAGAACGGACTAGCTCAGGCCAAGGGAAGGAACGCAGAATCCTATCATAACGATAGTTTGCCCATTCTTTAACTTTGGGTAGGAGGTCATTAGAGTTTGTAGTGCTGGTGCTGGTATTCTGAAGTAGTGCTTGCGCTCTTACTTGTATTCGTTTAAAAGTATCGTTATTCATAACTCTACTTTCTTATGCTTCAGCAGTATGACAAATCCAAGCTGCATATTTATCTGGACGAATCTGAATAACATCATATTTAAGATTGAGTCGAGTTACAGCAGTAGCTTCAAGCATCGTCTCTAGTCCTGCAACCGCTTCTTCTACTGTGTTATAAATATTAACTACTTTTGTCGCTGTATAATTTGCCATTTAAATTGTCTCCTTATGAAGCCGTTGTATTAAGCCCTGTCCAAGTCCATTTATAAGGTTTGCCAGGGTATTCAAATGTTAGAGTAAGGTCTGTGTTATTTCCATCAACATCCGCAGCTTGCATGGTCGTAACATTAACTTCCTCTACAGGCCCACCATCAATTTGACAATATAAAGTCATTTGATTTAATGCCGCAGTTCCATTGGAGAGAGTAGCTGTCTGTGTCATCTTCTTATCAGACTCGATTTTAAGTTTTGAACCATCAGCGAGTGATATCAGATTGGTTCCAACGGGTGACCAATAGGCCGTAGAACCAAGATCCACAACTTCAAAAGTCATAGCTTCTGATGTTCCAGAAATCGTAGTCTTTAACCCATCAGAATAAGTCCACGGGCTACTAGCTGTGTCTATTGCTACTGTCTGTAAAGTTGCCATGTTTTCTCCTTAAAAGAATTTTTTCTGTGCGATCAGGTGAACCGTATCAACAAACATGAAACGGTGTTCATAATTGTTTCTAGCCAGAGATACTTTGAACCCAATTTGTTCTAGGTACTCTACTAGTTTCTCTTTCCTCCACATGAGGTTGTTGTGTTCTTTCTTCCAGTGGACGAACCCAGACGGACTACGAATTGACAGAAAATTAGTGTCTGGTGTCTCTATAAATATTATACCATCCTCAGCAAGAGCTTCTTTGAGTCTAAGCAATGTTTCCTTCGGTTTCTCAAGACATTCAAGAATCATAGGAAGCCATATAAGATTGTACTTTGTCTTACATTCGTATGATTCTATGTTGGATAGGATGTTTGCTCTCTTGTTCTCAAGGTCTATGGATTGGAATACCCAACCTCGCTCTATGAATGGATTCTTCTGACAATCGTTCATGTATCCGACATGGAGGACCTTGCGTCCGTACATCATTTCTTCAATGATGGGTAGGTATAGTTTTGCACAGTAGTTTAGGCAATCTGTTACTTTTATATGAGAATCATTGTTATTGGTGAAGTAGTCCTGCCCATACTTGTTCTCGGCCTTGTCCTTTTGCCAGATGGTCCCACAGTGGCACTGATGCCATAGGGATTCTAGCTTAGACTTGGCATCCTTCATGTAGTGGGCGTAGGTAGAGAAGGAGTCACAGATAGGGCATCTGGTAAGGTTGATGCAGACCTTGTTCTTAACTATCTCAGCTTCTATTTTGGGATTTAACATAGACCTCTTTAACCTTATCAAATACTTTTTGAGGAGGGATACCATAATACATACACCAACTAGATCCAGTCTCATTTTCAATAACACACTGCAAAACTTGGTCGTATATCATTCGGAAGCAAGGCGCACAGGTAGCCAAGGTTGGATCAGCCTCTACAGAGTAATCATTCTTAAAGTGCTTAGTAATATTCTCTATCGTGTTATGCCCAATCATCCCGATCTTGGGAGTGTCATAGCATCCAGAGGCGTGAAGTAGTCCAGTGTCAGGACTTATAAGCAAGTCTGCAAATTTAGTCATAGCACAACTCACACGCATACTTGTTTTGTCAGCTAAGTTCGTGATGTACTTTGGCTCCACAGGCTCAATTAGCTTACACTTCACATCTCCGACAGTAATAATGTGAACGTGTTCTTTCATCTCGTTCAAGATTGACCCACACAGAAGCTCTGTCCAAGGCCAAGCCTTGTTATTCCCACTTCCTGACATTCCAATCATGATGTTGAACTTGTTGGGCTTCATGTAGGACTGTGCTTCTTTCAGTTCTTCTTCTGAGAAGAATAGTTCAGGTCGCATGAGGTCAGGTATCATCGACTCATCGGTAATCATGCTCATGTCGAGGAATGGGAACTTGGTGAATGTGTGTTCATAGAAGTTGATATTGCACATCTCGAAGCGTTCCTGCTTGGAGTACATATAGCGAGGGGAACGGGGATGCAGGGATAGGTCTACTTCGATGGACTCAGAAAGATTAACCACCTCGTCAATCTTATAGTCTTTCTTCAGTTTCTCAAGATACGCACCAATGTCTTTTATCTCTAACTCATCTGTCTTGGTAACGAACAGTTTAGTAACATGAGGATTCAGTCTGTAGATTTGTTCCCCACGCTCTGTGGTGGCAATATATACCTCGTAGCCCTCTTGGTGAAGTTTGCGAACTACTGGGCTAAAAATCAGTCCGTCGCCAAAAGCACCAGCGCGGAATATCAAACACCTCTTCATTTCTTCTCTTTCTTATACACAGTAAAGGTTAAGTCTCCGTATGTATTGTCCTCAACGCTAATTGGAAGTACCGCCATTAACTCCTTGTATTTAAGACCAGTAATCTTCTCAAGGAGAATCTTCTGGTCTCCATGAATATTGCATAGAGGAGATTCTTTTGTAGTTACTTCGTGATGGTGGAATACTAGTGAATCCCCACAGACTACCACTCTCCACCCATCCATCTTCGCTCTCACGCACAGGTCATTATCACTACAGTGATTAATCATGCGGCGATCAAGGATGCCGACATATCTAAGCATCTCTACTCTGATTAATGCCGAGCAAATAGGAACCCAGTTGCAATCAAGTATCGCTTCGGTCGGCTTATCCACCGTGCATATCTGCCAACCCATGATGAGGTCCATGCCGTAGAGTTCGTAGTTGTACTCTCCAGGACGATCATACTTGCGCACAGAGGACGCTATTCCGATAGTCTTGTCGGCTTCCATAATGTCATAGAGAACCTTGATGAAGTTTTCAGTTGGCTCGGTATCATTATTCAGGGTATGTACATACTTGTACCTATCCATGCACCAGAGGATTCCTTGGTTCGTGGCATTGGTATACCCTGAGTTCTTCTCAAGACGAAGCACTTTGACTCTATCATCGACATAAGGAACCAATGAACCATCATCTACCACAAGGATATCTACATTCATTCCTGCGTTCTTAATGGTAAGCTCCACACACTTTCTCGTATATTCTTCCTTTCCAAACATAGGAATTATCACGCATACTGACATTTATATAGCTCCTCGAACCATCCAGTTCGTATGTGGGGTTGTGAGACTAGACGCTTCCAATGTTCTCTTACGGGGTAGTCGGACTTCAGCCATACCAAGTTATCGAATGGGACAGTCCCTCTATACCAACAGCTAAAGTAGAAATATCCTGCATTCTTATCCGCATAGTCGAAATATTCTCTGACATGCTCCACCTTCATTTCGTGAAGACAGTTGATGGCGAGAAGAAGGTCGCACTTGCCATCCAGTTTATCTGGTGTCTTAAACTCAAAGTTGTTGTTAGGAATCACATCATTGATATATCGCTTGGCAAGTCCGATAGATGGTTCCACATCATACATGATGTATTTAATGTGAGGATGAAACTTTCCAATCACATAAGCTGTGCGTCCATATCCACCACCAACCTCCGCAATAGTCTCTATCTTCTTAAAGTCTATATGCTGTGATAGAAGCCAGTATTCCCTTATCGAACATGCTAAATCGAGAGTAATAACACGCCCGTCACAGATAACATGGTAAGGATTGCCAACCAGAGGTTCCTCGATACTCTCCAAGAGTTCTTTTGGTATGTACTCATACAGACTCTCCCACACAGTCTTAATATCGAACTGTTGTTTGTCCATGTTCCCGTTGTAGTCATCATTATAGAGAATAGCCGAGGTAGCCTTGAAGTTCTCATACCCCTCTTTCCACAGACGCTGATACATCTCGTAGTTGATATTCTCCCAATACTGAGAGGGCTTGTAGGTCACTTCTTAAACAACAGGTGCATATCCCGAAGCCTCCGAACGTCATAGTTACGTTTATTAAATACCGTCTTGAATCCGACAGCTTCCATTTCTTCACAAAAACTGTCCATATCCCACATGATATAGTGCTGTCGCAGGATAAAATTCCCCCACAGGTAATAATTCCCCCAGTCAATCTGGAATGGGTCTGGCATGGAGATGAAAATGACTCCTCCAACATTCAACATTTCATAACACTTCTTAATTGCCTCTAGTGGATAGTGGATATGCTCGAAGAAGTGGTTGGAGTAGATAATGTCAAACTTGTCTAGGACACTGATCTTATCGAAGTCACCAGTAATCTGCTTATGTCCAAAGTTCTCATGTTTCATAATGTCCCAACCAGTAGTATCGAATCCGTCCTTCTCGGCTTCGTTAAGTAGATAGTTGGTAACGCTTCCTAAATCTAGTAGCTTCTTCCCTCCATTTGACTCAGCAAGTACAGTCTTGTTATACGCCTTATACAACTCCTGCATCTGCTTCTGGTGTTCCCCACGATAGTGATTATCGGTATATTCGGGAACAAAGTAGGAGTCCTGATCTATATTCGACCAGTCAGTAAAGAAGATGTTTCGGCAGTTGCAGAAGGAGTAGCCTCTATCGGGAGCTACCTGTTGCTTATCTGCAACAAACACCATCCCATTAGCTATAACTTTCTGCTCCTGCCCACACAATGGACACTTCTGCAAGCACCATGACTCAACCTTCGGGAAACACTTATTTACGCTCATAAGCCTCTTCTACCTTTGCCATAATCTCGTCCTCATTGAAGAATACGCAGTGTGGGAGTCTGTCCTTTGTCGGGCATCCATAGTACATCTGGGGAGACTTGTGGCATGGGGAACAGTATGCAGGAGACTTGACCCAATAGGCGTTCTTAGCATACTTAATGTGGTTATCCCATGAAGCGGCTGTGAGTAGTTGAAGGGTTGGGGTATCCCACATATGGGATACACAGACAAGACCTGTCTCTGGGCTAATCACGAAGTCGAAGTATTTGGCCTGTAGAGCGACTGTACGGAAGTTCCACTTGTTAGACTTGTCAATGATTCTAGGGTGTGGGGTCACCTCAGGGAGAAACTCATCACCACCAGTTAGTACGATTAGGCACTTGGGATACTTAAGTAAAATCTTCTTGCATATAGAATCGGCTTGTTGGAAACGTTTGTGCAGAGATGAACCAGACAGGCATACCAGTATCACCCAATCAGCATCATACTCTTTGCGCTTCTTCTCTACCCACTCCTTCGCCATAACATGATACTTCTGGTCATAGTACATCATCCCTCTTGTCCCATAATAGGATTCAGGAAGATTACAAGCCTCAGTCATTACGTCATAGTAGTTCATCTTGCCGAAACGTTCTCGCCTGTACGAATCATTTCTGAAGTATCTGTGGTCATTCTCAAGAGTGCAGTATTTAAGCTCGATGGTATGGATGAGGTTGAATACTAGATCGTAGGTGTCCTCTTGATACTGCCAGCGACTGACGAGTTCATGCGAGGGAAGGTAGTTGGTATCGATGACACTAAGGTTATCAATATAGGGATTATTGAGAAGGATATCTTTCCCCCTAATACTGGTTTGGAAATCAAGCCTATCTACCTTGTAGTGTTCCTTGATTATCTTTGGAAGATGGCTAGCATGAACCATATCGCTAACCATACGCCCCCATTCTTGAGATTAAACAAGTCTTATATTTTGCTTGTAGCGTATTGATTGACATCACCCCCTTTAGAAAAGTACCATTTCCAGTACTCTCGACGAAAATTCGTCTTTACATGACAACTATTACACAAAGAAACTAAGTTGTCTGGTTTTAGGTTTAATTTATTGTAATCAATATGATGTACTGGGAGATGCATTTTACATTCAGATTGAGGGACTCCGCATATTTGACATTTGTATCCGTCTCTATGTCGTATCTGCCATTTAAAAGTTGATGTCCACTCCAATGGATATAATCTTATTTTATTTGGAACCCACATATGGTGATTTGGTCCTGAATAGAATTTATAATTACATCGATAACATCGTAATCTTTTTCCTCTTCCATTTAATATTTTTCCACAATCAATACAAATTATAGGTTGTACATTCTTCCAGTTCGGATTATTCTTACCTTTGAAATTAACTCTATAAACTGGATTTATATTTTTATCTTTCATTCTTTTACTAAATTCTACTGAATAGCATTTCTTGGAGCAAAACTTTCCTCTCCCCCTATCAATTGCACATTGTTTTGTATAAAATTCAATTCCACATGTTTTACATACACAATTCAATGAATGAATTTTCATACCACCACCACATCAGGTATAGGGATGATGTACTGACAACCAAGAAAACTTGTCTTATCAATCATCTCCTGTGAGAAGTTCCATGCTAGTAATAGAATATAATCAGGCTTCTCTTTTAAGAACTCTCCAAATCCCACAATAGGGATTTTGCTCCCCGGAGTCCACTTCCCCTGCTTATCTGCTGTCTCATCCACGATTGAGTGGATATGGCTAGAATCAATGCCAAGATAATTAAGAAGGCTAATTCCCTTAGCTGATGCTCCGAAGCCCATGACCTTTTTTCCATCTTTCCTCATCCCATCGAGAGTTTTTATGAGAGAATCTTTTAACATACAGAATCTATTATTAAACATATTGTAGGTTAAATAATCATAGCAACCATTTCTAGTTTCTTTATAGATTAGTTCGTTGATTGTACTATCTACCCTATAATTATTCCTTGAAGCATATACCCTCAACGACCCACCATGAATATTAACCTCTTCAACACGAAATAGATTCAGACCATTATTTTTAAATATCTCGATGATGGGCTTAAGAAGAAAATATGACAGATGCTCATGGTATATAGTATCAATCTGATTGTGCTTGATGAGATTCATCAGGTGTGGAAACTCAGCGATAAAGATGCCATCATAGTCCAATAGATAATTTACCCCTCTTAGGAAATCCAACAAATCATCCACGTGGGCAAGCACATTTTGAGCGGTAATAACTTTTGCACCAATGCCTCCAGTATCCCTAAGTAGTTTAGCTATTTCAAAGTTAAAAAACCTATTTATCTGACCTATCTCCAAATCCTCATACTGCTCTGTCAGATTCTCAGATGGTTCTATACCAACAACATTATTAAATCCAGCATTCTTGAATTTTTTAAGTAGACACCCGTCATTAGAAGCGATGTCTACTATTAAGTCATTATCATTAATATTAAAATCAGTTAATATTCTATATACCAAACCAGTGCAATGTTCCTGAAATGTTTTTGATATAGACGAGTGATATACATAATCTTTGTACAGAATTTCTGGATTTACTGTGACACCGAGCTGTGACATAAAACATTCTTCGCAGAAATATACTTCTATAGGATAATACTCGGAATTATCTTCTTTTGACTTTAACAAAGAATTACAAGGAGGGACACTTCCTAAATCGAGATACTTGGATAGATTCTCTGACCCACAAACACGACAGGAACTAACCTTTTTAAATCGCTCCATTCGCTCCCCTCGTTAGTAAGGTAGGGAGAGAGGATTTTAATCCCCCCTCCCATACCCTATTTATCAATTATCCGAGTTACTGAAAATCTCGTAATATTCAACCGAGACTTTGCAAGTCTGATTCGGATCTGCCGTAGCCGTACCTGAAGCCAACACCAACCTATCACCGACCGCAAGATCAGTCGCTGTGATAGTCGCATTAGCAACCGCACCAGCCGTAGCGTTCGTAGCAAACGTCAAAGTACCCAGAGCTGTCGTATTCTTCGACACCGACCACGCTGACGTTGAACCACTTCCAGCCGCAGACGCCACACCGCTAACTGCCACAACTCTGATCGGTGTGGTAATAACAATGGCTTCCAGAATAGCCGCCGAACGAGTTCCGCAAGTGAACTGTCCGAACTCTAACTGCTTGTGCGACCCATAAGAAGGGTCGGAATACGTTCTTCCACCTTTTGACATATAATGTCTCCTTCTTAGAGTGACTTAACCATTATGATACGGGTCTGCCCATCGGCTGTCCCATTTTTAACGCCATACATACTCCAAGTCTGTTGGAACCCAAGGAGTCCATACCAAGCCACGCCCTGATCGCGTCCGTAATCCTTCGGAATATCAATACGGATTTCTTCAGGAATAGCCACGCCTTCTCGAACCGCATCATCACCGAAGAAGACCGCCTGACCAAACACCGAACCAGAACCATCGGAATTGGAAAGGTAGTTCGTTTCCTCGACGAATCGGCAGCCATAATACGAACCGACTTCACCGCGATAAAGCGGGGCCATGGTCGTATTCTGAGCTTTCGCTTCGAAGAAGTCGTACAGTCCACGAATCGAGTTCGTAGACGCGATACAAACATACGATTCACCATCGTACTTGGGGATAAGAAGCGTCTTCATGCGGTCTACAATGTCTCGCACGTTCTTATCCGACATATTCGCCGTACCCGTATCCAGAGCCGTACCAGACGAACCGAATGTCGTAGTCGCCGTGTTCGTAATCGTAGCGATGTAGTCATTGGTCACGAACTGATAAGCCGCTGCGCTATCAAGCACAACCTGCATATCGTTGCGAAGGACAGTCTTAACGATGTCAGGAACTTGGACATCACTCAACGTCTGCACCTTAAAGGTGTAAGGAATTGAGTTTCCATATTCCTGGATCTGTAAACTGCCCTGAACAATCGTAAAGTTCCTCTTAGGAATGGTATCCGTTTCAGATAACGTCCCACCTGCCGTAGAGATATTGCTGATCTTATTGAACAGCACCTTATCACCACGGTTTTTTCCAGCGGCAGGCTCGACAGTAACAAACTGCCGAAACTTCTGCTGGGTCTGAGCCAGATATCGAATCTGCTTAGACAGGACGTTATTTGAGAGATAGCCACCAAGGGAACTCGTTGCCCATAGTTGCTGACTCATTCAAATCTCCTATTGTCTGACTGGTACCCTAGCTTGCTGGTACTTCCGTCTAGACATGATTTCTTCCATAACTTTGTCATTGTCGCTTAAACTTCTTGAAGGGGAGACTTCATGCGTCTCCTCAGCCCCATCGCTGGACGGTTCGACTAGCACCTGTCT